AAGCTTTTAAGAGATATTAATAGAAGCCACGATCAAAAACAAAATAAAAAATGAGATGGGAAAAATTCCAAAACCAGAGACAAAAATAATTCTTGATTATATCGAGAGGTTTCCGAATGCACCAGCAAGGACACTATCCAGAAAGATATTTGAAGAGAACAAATCTTTCTTTGATAGTTTTGAGAAGATATATGGGAGAGTCAGATACTATTTAGGAGTTAATGGAAATGAAAATAGAGACGTAATCAAAACAAATCGATTTGTAAGAGAGTCTAGGCAATTCACCAAATCACTCCCAGAGTCACATATTGAAAAGAGACAAAGAATCAAGCTCCCATCTGGTATTAAAAAACTCGGAATCTTTGGAGATGTACATATCCCATACCATGACAATGAAGCTCTGGAGGCAATGTTTGACAAATTTGAGGAGGAGAATGTGGATGGTATTTATATCAATGGAGATCTACTTGATTTTTATGCTCTCTCCTTTCATGAAAAAGATCCTAGGAAAGCAAGGTTCAAACATGAGATAGAAGCTGGTAGAGAGTTTCTGGAGTACATTAGAGAGCGTTTCTTAGGGATTTCAATATATTTCATCCCTGGAAACCATGAAAACCGTTTTGAGAGGTATTTGAGGAGTAAAGCTGTTGAGCTTTTGGATGTCGATGAGTTTAGACTTGATGTCCTTTTACAAGTGGGTGCAACAAGAATTGAATATCTCCCATTCAGATCCAGAGTATCATTTGGAAATTATCTGATAGAGCATGGAGATAAAATCCCTGGAGCTGGTGGAGTTGTCCCAGCAAGGACAGCTTTAATGAGAATGAAAACAAATGTAATTATCAATCACTTTCATAAGACCTCATCAAGCTCTCAGAGAGTTTATAATGTTGATGATTCCTCCACTATCAATGGTTATTCCTTAGGGTGCATGTGCGAACTAGAACCAGAATATCTAGAGATCAATGAATGGGATCAGTCTTTTGCGATCCTTGACAACGACAAAGGACAAATAACAGTGAGACAATTCAAGATTGAAAAAGGTATTATAATTTAATTATTTTTTTCCCCTTATTTCTGCTAATTTATCTATCACCTGTTCTGCTGTAAGACCAGCTGCTATGTTTCTAGCTATATATCCTTTAACTTTATCTGATACGTTTTGCACTTTTGATCTTACTTTTATATATTCTTTAACCTGATCTTCATCCAACATTTTGTTGATGTAATTAGACTCTTTCTTTATATTTTGAGGTTTAGTTCCCTTTTCTAATAATAATAATTCTAATTCGTTAGGATCTCTTCCAATAGTTTTCTTTAATTCCCCTTGTTTTTCGTGAAAGCTTTCTGATACTGCATTTTTCTTGATTCTACGAAATGCTTTATCTGATATTGATCCTGCTTCTCTAGGTAATAAATTTAAACCATACAAACCTTTTAACAATATAGCATATTTAAGTTTATTTCTATCTTCTTCATTCAAATACTCTGTTTTTTCTTTACCATGATATTCTTTAATTATCTCTCCTGTTTTTAATGCTGTATACATATCATTAATTTCAGAAACTGTCTTGAACAATATACCTGGGGATCCTGGAATAAAACTTGCCTTATCAAAATTGTTTCTAGATTCAAATAATGAAAATGTTCTTTCTTCTTTTATGTCTTTAATAAATTTTTCAAGTTCTTTACCTTCTAATTTATTTTTTCCTGAAGCAAGTCTAATTTTATTTTCTTCATCAACTAATTCATTTATAGATTCATCAGAAACCATTGGTAATTCCTTTAATAAATACTCGTTTATAGTTGATACAGTTATATCATCAGTTAATCCTGGAAGTGGAGATAATAAATCAACAGCAAAAGATCTTATTGGAGTTGAAAATAATCTCAATGTTTCCTCATCCATTTTACCAAATATAGTATCAAATTCTATTTTCTCTTCATCATCATCTTCTTCTCCAAATATCAAGTCTGTTATTTTTTCCATAGCATATCTCGCTGCCACTCCAAGAGCTTGGAATACAGCAAGTTCTATTGGTAAAGCAGAAATTGATTTGAATGCTTTTATTTTTTCTTCTTTACTAGATAGATTAGATGTCAATGTTAGTAAGTCATTCATTGATCTTGCTCTTTGGTTCCATATAAAAGAAGTAAATGGCATGAATAATCTAGTTATAAATTTATTAAATGTCTTTTCACTTAACCACAATTCACCAGCAAGAAGAGGATCAGATATGTTTTGTTGCCTATCAACTTGAAGTTGAGCATAGTCAGCAGCCTCTTGATTTACTTCGTGAGTGGACCAGTCTATATCATTTATATTTATTCCATTTCTTTTCAAGTACTTCTTGTAATAAGATATAAAGGAAGATCTTGCAGCGATAGCATCTGGATATTTAATAGCTATGTTTATCCAAGCATCACCAACTTTAGAAAATGGATCTGCCACTTTTCCTATTCCTTCAGCTAATTTAGATATACGTCTATCTACCATAGTAACAGCTGCATCTGCCTCAGCACCACGATTAGATATACCCATTCCTAATTCACTTATCCATTTCCATTGAGAAGGAGTTACAATATCAACTCTTCCTGAATTCCATAAGGTGTTAACCAAAGGAGTCAGCTGTTTTGGTGCTGAGAATATACCTCCCAATGCTTTTATTGTTCCAAATTTAGCAAGAGTATTAAATGTTTTTTCTAACTTTTTAAACGAATCTTTTTGATCTACCTTTTTCCCTTTTGACCTAGAGATATAATTAGATATCCTTTTATTTAATATATTTCTTGTCTCTGTATCAGGCATGGCATCTATATATGCCTTTGTCTCTAAGAACGCTTTAGTTTGTCTGATAGCTCCAGCAGTATTTATATCTACCAATGCTGATCTCAATGACTTGGCATTATTCATTTCAAAAGAAAGATCAACATATCCGTCTTTAGGTAATGCTCTTTGATTTTCCATTAACACACCAGTCTTTCTAGTGTCAACATATCCTAATGAAGAAATAAAAGAACTTTCGCTATCAATTTCAGAAGATACAGTGTCTGTCTTTTTGATGTTGTCTGGTGTATAGTTTACATCGCTACTCAATTTAGTATTGTAAACGGATAGACTTATATCATAAAGATCTTGATAGTGCTGTTGCCACTGATTTATCCACCAGTTGACAGCATCTTCATTCATCTTAGATGCATTTGCCATTATAACATCAATGTCATTTGAATCTAAATTCAATTTATCAGCAACCTCTTGATATTTTTTAGCCTTATCTTTTAAGTCGGAGTCCTTGCTCTTTGATAGATTATCTATACTTTCTTTAATCGCATTTATTCTTCTTTGTGTTTCAGCTTTCATCTGTTCTTGATTCCCTGAAACATTTCTCATTAAGAACGCCAACATACCTCTCTCATACATATTATCTTCAGCCATAAAATCTTTCTGCTTATAGAAGTCTTGTTTTGCGTACTGACTTAATAATAGATTGTATGTTGTTTCAGCTTTATTCTTACCGTTAATGATATCCATCAACCCTGAGTCCTGCATGAATTTAGAGGCAATAGTTTGACTTCTGAATATACGCTCTATTAGAAGAGGTAAACTTAGTATTTGTTCTGCTGATATTGAATATACACTTTTTGTTCCCTTTATAGATGAAAATAAAATGTTTGCCTTCACTACACCTATATATGATTTCACATTAGCTTCAAGTCCACTAGTGATACCATTCACAAAATAATTCTCAAGAGCTTCCGTTAGATATATAAGACTTCTGATATCTAGATTCTCTAACTCCATATTAGCTACAGCCTTCAATATCTTCTGATCCTTTTCAGATATATCTATGTCCTCTCCTGTGATTGGATTTATTTTGTTTTGTAAGATGTTATTTAGAACACCAATCATAGAGTCTAGTCTAGTTATAACTGCCTTTCTTACTCTTTCAGTATTATCTGTAGACTCATTAGGATCTTTCAACATGTTTATGGTATCGACAAGTTCCTTGATGTCCATGCTTTCACTAATAAGACCTGCTTCTTTTAGGTCATTGTACTGAGCAATCAACATCTTTTTATAGTTGTCCTCTTGTATCTTTAGCTGTTGCTGTGTATACTCATTAATGTCTCCTATGTTTGCAGCCTCTTTATATATCACACTAGCATCTTTCACTCTTGATGGCCGAACAGCGTTGTATACTTTTTCAGCTATCTCTAGATACTCGTCAATATCTTCAGCCATTGATGGATCAACATTCAAGAAGTTCTTCGCCATTCCAATAACCTCAGCCTGATTGTTTGTCTTTACAGCTCTACGTATAGACTTTTTCTTTTTATTAGCTTCTAATAATTTCTCCCTATAGTTAGCATCTTCGAAAACTCTACCTACGTAATCTAAGAACCTTTGAACAGCTTCTGGATTATCTAGATTGACAATGTTTGATTGAGCTACAATACTAGCAGCCTGTTTCTCAGTAATCTTACCAGATTTCACCATTCCTTTAACAACCGCTGCAATCCCTTTTCTTTTTTCATTTAGATCTTTCTTAGCTTCTCTAGCTGCCTTTGCCTCTAGTCTTATCTGATCTTTTAGTGCAGCCGCTTCATCTACAGTCACCTTCGTTCTTTTAGGTGCTCCAGTAATTTTTTTAGCAGATGGAGCCTTCTTTAGTTTAGCCCCAAAGAATTTCTCTATCTCTCTAACCGCATCTTTTTTTGCTGTATCGTCAGCATTCTCATACCAGTCAGACTTTTCTAACTCACCAAGGGCAGCACTGACACCTTGATTGTGAGAATTACCTCTCTTCTCAACAGACAGTTCGTACTTGTCTTTGGCCTTTTGAATGGCCTGTTGTCTTGGTGTTTGGCCTTTTTGTTTTTTGATTGATGGAGCTCTTTCTTCAGTTGCAAAATCTGGAAGTAATCCTATTTTTTGTTCAGCAAATTTCATGTCCTCATAAACCTCATCTACTAACCTATTTGCCTCTTCTACTTTTCCTTGTTTACGAAGCTCTCTAGCCCTATCTCTCTTCTTGAAAACCTCATCATTTACTCCACTAAAATTAACCCAGCTATTCTGACCTCTAGTCTCAGATGTTAATGCTTTTCTAGCTTCTGGAGAATACATTACTGCATGGACTCTCCAAGCATTTTCTTCCCCTATAGGACCAAAGCTATTTCCTAATTTAGCATGTCCAAAAAAGTCATGAACAAATCTAAATATATCATTATTCAATAATTTTTCTCCATTGATATCTGTTTTACCAGAGTCTTGAAGTAATATACTTTCGGATCTTTGTTTATCAGTTATAGGTGTATCTCCAAATCCAGCTTCAGTAGAATACATTCTCATTCTCTTATTATCTTTTAAATCTGATATGAGTTCTTGAGAATTAGAATATGGTTCTGTGTTATTAATTTCTATCTGATAGCCTGCATCTATTATAGCATCATATTGAGCTATTGTTTCTTTCATCAAAGCATCATAAGCAGCTTTAACTTTTGGATCGTTAGGATTATTTTCCATTTGATCGTAAGCTGTAGCTATTCTTTTAGAAAGATTTTTATCTAGTTTTTTTATTTTTTCTACTGGAATATATTCCATTCCAGCAGACTTCATATAAGTCTTGGCTATATCTTCTGCCTCTTTTAAAGGCTCATTGAATAATTTATTTCCAGCAACAGGCTCTGTTAATTTCTCCCCTTTCTGTCTTTTGATTGATGGTGCCTTCTGCTTCTTCAGTTTTTCAGGTTGTTGTTGTGGGGTAACCCTGGCTATTCCCATTCCTATATTAGATAAACCTAGCTTACCATAAGTAGGAGCTGATCCATCTATCATTTCAAACACATTTCCTTTTACTGCATTTGGTCTTTCAGATAATAATTTTAGTTTAGGTTTTGACTCAGATTTTAAAATCCAAGGATAGCTATCATGACCTTTTCTTTCTTCATAAGTAACTGGTTTAGTAACTTCAATAACAGCATACACATGGCTTTTAGGCAATCCTAAAAGAAGTCTTTCAGTCAATATATTACCTATAGAATCTCTTACACCTTGTACACTAAAAGATATTTTTCTCTCACTGCCTAAAAACTCTCTTATACCTTTAATGTTTTCTTTAACACTTTTTGATGTTTTACCTAAATCATCTATTACTTGATCAAAGAAATCACCTCTTCTTTCAAAAGTTGAATTTTTAACATCCATGAACTTATCCTTGATGTCTTTATGTATAGCGGCAGCAGAATTTTTACCTGAAAAATCTATATTAAAATTCTTTCCTGCTCTTATTAAAGAAGATCTAAAATCAGACCTACTAATAAGTCCTTTATCAACCATCAATTCAATTATAGACATAGATGCTTTTACACCTTCTACTGAAGATATCATTTTTGAATCTACACCTCTAACCAACACAAGTCTACCAACACCATCAGTAGATTCCTTTAAAGATCTGTTTATTAAATTGCTTAGTTGTTTAGCGGAACTTTCTTTACCAGAAGCCCATACATTTCCAGTATCAGTAGTGTAAAAAACACCACCATTACCTCTAAATATATTCTCTCCTTTATAATTTAAATTACCAACAAACATATTGTCTGGCTGGTGCACTGCAACAACTTGCCCAGCAATTTTTGCTATATCATAGTTGCTTTCTACTAATCCTTGTTTCACTAAATCAAAGAATCTGGATTCATCTTCAAAATAAGATACTTCAAAAGATCCTACCTTTCGTTTCTTTATAGATAGATCTTCTGTGTTTACATTTATTGCCTCTCCCTCACTAACAACCTGCTCTCCAGTTCTTAGTTGTCTAGTCAGGTTGTTCATAAATGAAGCAGCATCAACGGCATTCATAGCATTAGCAAATGGAACCAATCTGGTAGGAAGTCCTAGCTTCTTAAAGATTCTACCAATCAAAGCCTTGAATCTCTGAAATTTAGTGGTAGTAAGTTCTTGCTTTGCTTCCGACATGATAGCCCCTAGTTCAGCCAGATATTCTTCCGCTCGTTCATTTTCATCATATTGAGATATAAAGTCAGATAGTCTAGCCTTTAAATCTTTATCTGATACTATTGATTGAAGTCCTTTAGCCATGTCAAGTATAGCACCTGTCTCCATTCCCTTTGACTGAAGAGCACTATGCATTGCCTCGTGAAACAATGTAACAAGGTCTCCACCGTTCTCTAGGTTGATGTGTATCTCATTTGTCCCTGGTATAAATGCACCCCTATCTCCTTCGTCAGACTTTTGTTTTATTCCACCTTCATAATCTGATGTTGTCTCGTGTACATATATCTTAACGCCAGGCAACGAATTCAATACCATCTTAGCAGCAGTAACGACTTTTTGACCTGTAGATGTTTTTTGCTTTGCTCTCATCTCATCTACATTCTCAACAGTAATTTGATTCTTTGTAGATGGTTCTGTCTGTGCTTGAGTCTCAGTAGCTATGTTTGGATTAAACACAACAATATTTTGAATGTCTTGTTTATTAGTTTTTAGGTTCGTGTCAGTAAATCTTGCCGCACCATATCCCATTTTTTCTAATTCAGAAAATACAGACGATATACCTTCATCAGATAAAGATGTCTCAAACCTGTTATCTAATAGTTCAAATACGCTTAAGTCATTAATGTCCCATCCTTCTTCTTTAGACTCTAATCCTAATTTATTTATTACATCATAAATTTCTTGCTCAGATGCAACTTTTGTGTTATCTATATCAAATGCAGCAACAGAACCTTCATTACCTTTAGCGTATTCATTAGCTTGAGATTCATCCTCCGACACAAATAATGGATTTTCTTTACTGGCTACATTAATGTCAGAAACTTCACCTCCATGATAAACGCTTATCTTGTTTTCTTCTTCGGTAACGACTTGAGGTTCTGCTTGGGATTCTCTTCCCTCCACTTCTTCGCCAACTGTGGCTTCTGGCTGTACAGGAACTTCACCTGTTGTTTGCTTTTGAAAGGCATCTTCGCTAAGTTTTTTTAGTTCATTATCAATATCGCTTATTCTTTGTTTTTGAGCAGCAACTAGCGATTCATCCTTGCCCTCTATTTGTTTTTCTAATCTTTGTTTCTCGACAATTAAATTTACAGCTTGTACCTGCTGATCTTCAGATAGATTTTCAGGAACAGATTTAAATATATTTGAAACTTTGTCTACAGCATCTAATTGTTTTTGAGCTTCAGACTTAGTTATTCTACCTCCAAGCATATCAGCTTTTAGCTTTGCTATTAAGCTTTTTCTTATATTATGATCGGTAGTAGTTGATTTTAAAAACTCTACATCTTCAGTGTTATACAAAGATATGTTTCCATTTATTAATCCTTGACTAGCAGTAGCAGCACCAGTCATAACTATACCCCCAATACCCTCAGCTATACCATCTTCAACAACTTGAAGTATACCTTCTTGAACAGAGTCAGGAGTATCAAACAACTCACCACCAGTAAGTTCAGAAGCTAATCTATCGTTGCCCTTTATTTGGTTTATAAGTTCTTTATATCCTATATCTAAAACAAGCGATTGTGTTGCTCCAGTTTCAGCTTCCGCTAGAAAACCACCAGCGACTCTAAGCCCAAATTTTGCTATATTACTTTTTATTTCTTTTTCTAAAACTTTCTCCATTAAATCCTTACTTCCACTTCCACCTATCTTTTTAATAGTGCTAGATATAGATTTTAAAATAAGAGATTTTGCAGCTGGGTTTTTAGATAAGGCTGTAGATAAACCTATCTTTTCTAAGACACCCATTCCCATAGCATAAGGAACAGCTATAAGGCCTATGTCACTTAACGACTCTCCTTTAAAGTCAGGATCATTAAGCATCTCATCCTCAATAGCACTAAAAGCCTGAGCGGATAGGGCAGTTAAACTAGCTGGAGTTCCCATGGCAGATGTCAACATTGCTGGTAGAGACTGAGCCACTCCAAACAATGCTTTTGTAACAAAACCCCTATCTTCAGACTGCATGTATTCTTTAGATACACCCATATCTCCCAAACTGATTTTTAGATCGTTTGCATTTTTTTCTTTAAACTCTTTATATATCTCTTGTCCTATAGCGTTTGCTATTTCATCTTCTGATTTTAATCCTTGAGCTCTATATCTTTTTTCCTCTTCTTTAGTTAAAGATGATGCCTTAACTCTACCTTCACTCATTGCATTATCTCTAACCCAAGGTTGTAAAGTAGAATAAACAGAAGATACACCATCCATAAAACTATTCAATAGCCCTGACCCTATGTTACCCATTTTAGACTTATCGACAACATACTTTCCTGTTAGATACTCAAGTCTTTTAATATCTTCAGATATAGTTCTTTTTCTTGCCAAGAACTTATCTTTATTTGTGTCTAGATGTTTTTTGAATTTATTTAATTCTTCATTTCTTACAGATGCCTCCTCTGGAGTCATACTGCCTTTTGCTAAATCAAATTCTTTTACTTGTTGGCTATAATCTTCATATTGAGAAATTAAATGTTTTTCAAAAAGACTTAAGTCATTTAGCTCTACGTTATAGTCTGTTCTAAATTCAGATAAGTATTTATCATCTAAAAATGCCATAACTTTTTTTCTGGCAGCACTACCTTCTGAAGGATCTGCTTTTACTTCATCATAAAGATTCCGCATCTTAGCTCTTTCATATTGCTTGGCAGTCTTTTTAGCTTGTAGATATGTTTTATATTCTTCTGAATTTAAATACTCACCATAAGCCTTAGCAACTGGCTCTCTAGTATCTTCATATCCAACTATAACACCTTTTTCATCTCTAATAGGTCTTTTTGTACTAGAACCATTAATAAGCTTTTTAAAAGTACTTATTTGTTTCTCTACCTTATTTATTAAAGATTCATAAGATAATGGAGCTCCAGTTTCGTCTAATACTGTTTTATCAATACCATATGCTTGTGGTCCAGCAGTTTCAATTAGGAAGTCTTGTAGTGCTATGTTTTGACTATAATCATCAGTATCTAAATTGATATATTGAGTTCTTAAACCATCTGATGTAGATACAATCATACCATCTCCAGCATCTGTCTCTTCAAATATAAAACCATATCTTTCAAATTGTGGCCTTAATAATCTAATAGCCTCTTCCTCTTCAAGACTAGCTATATTATTATTATATATGAAATTTTTAACAGTACCTTCCCATTGCTTTATATTTGATTTTTTTCTTTCAAAAGCATTAGACACTGGATTTAAAATCTCTTTTAGATAGTTAAAGCCTTCTGGTCTTATTGAATCAAAAACAGAATATGATTCTAATTTGTTTTCAGGCTTTTCTTTTACTACATATTTATTTTGACTGAAATCAAAAACAACTGGTTTACCATTAGCTTCCTTTAATACTTTTTTATATTCTTCTACAGACTTTGGATCTATATTCTTGTCAAAATTTAGTAATAATCTCAAATCTTCTTCTCCACCAAATTCAACAGGTTCTTCAGGTACTGAACCTAGGTTAGTACCATGCCTTTTGTTTAATTCTTTAGATACCTCTAAAGAAACAGGTGTACCCACGCCCTTTTCATCTACACTTTCCCATACATTATTAGTTTCATTTTTTCTGAACTTCATCCCCTTTGTGTCCTCATCATATCCAGAATATAATTCTACTTCAGCAGTAGGCTTTTTTACTCTAGGCATTTTAATACCCATAAAATCTGTAAAAGGAGTTATTCCTGGTATGGTTGGTAACATATCTCTTGTGGCTAGAGGGATGTTTGTGTTGAACTTTGTATTTAAGTTTGAAATAACTTCATCATCTTCAACAGGTGTAATTAATGAACCAGTTAAATCTCTTATAGTGAAATCACCTGTCTGTTCATCAAGATAATATCTTCTAGGATCCTTAGCCCAATCTTCAGTAACAACAACCTCATTCCATCTATTATTGTCGCTATCCAGTTGATATATTTTATCACCATGCCTTACAATGTCAAGAGAAGTCTCATCAAACTGAGCCCATATTTTTTCTGAAGTTGGAATGATTTTTTCTTTTGATAATCTTTCTAAGTTTTCTTGTGCTTTTTTTAGCTGCACAGGATCTAAATCTTCGGCTTTGAATGTTGGATCAAACTCATCTGATTGTGAATAAAGTTGATCTACAGGGACAACCTCCTCCTCTGTTACTTGTCTCCATTTAGCCTGTCTAGGATCTTCAACTTGTTGATCTTCAACTTGTTGATCTTCAACTTGTTGATCTGCAAAATAAGTACTTTGAAAATCATTAGAAGAAAGGTCAGTCATTCCTTCTGAATTTAGATATCCATACAGTTGATTAAAATTATCTCCACTTGAATATGAATTATAGAAATCTTGAGCTGACATACCCTCTACCATTCCATTGGAGTTCAGGTAGTTGTATAGTTGTAAAAACTTTTCGTTCATTTTATTCTAGTTCTTTTTCTTCATTCCATCTTTTCCAAATACAAAGCCACTAGACTTTATGCCTTTATCTGCTTCAGATGCTTGCTTTTGAGTTATAAAATCAGTCTCACCTTCAGAAGATTTAGATGCTGTCCCTGTAGCAAAACCTAAGAATGGAGCTAGATCTTCAAGACTTGATATTCTTCCTACAACTTTATCTTCACCCATCCCAGATTGGTCTGTTGAAACCTTATATAAAACATAGCTATTGTCATAGTTCCCTTGTATCATATCATCAGGACTTGGAGCTGTTATTACCACTCTATATCCTTTATTTGCCAACATTAAATTAATAGGGTTGGTGTCTCCTGACTGCATTTTATCATAAGCTTTTTTAGACTTATCATACAAGGTATAATTAACAGTACTTCCTTCAGTACTTTTACCTTTTCCTTTTCCTCCTGTACCACTAGATTTAAGTTTTGCTGGTAGTGTTACAGTTCTTGGTATACCTGTGTATATCAAACTTTCTATAACTCCTTGAGCATCATCAATCTGATTTTTAGTTAATTCTGGTTGATATATGCCATTATCATCAAGAGAAACTTTTATCATTTTTGAACGTATTTCATCCATTATCATCTCTTGATCCTCTATAGGTAATTCACCTATAACTTCCATTGATAACTTGTTTTTATAATTTTCAAGATCTTCTGCTGTCGCATTTTTATTTCTCTTTTTATATTTAGATACCATTTCAATTATTTCATCAGAACTATATTTAGGAGTTTCTCCTATGCTTCTAATCTTGTCTTGAAATTTTTCCATTACCTTTTGATCATACTCTTGATCGTCAAAATATGTGTCATATTCTAAACCTGAATTATCTAATAAAACACTAGTAGCAGTCCTATTATTTCCTAGTATACCATAAGTAAAGTTTTCTATAGAATTTTTTAATTCAGGATTCTGTTTAGCATCAGTGATAGTTCCACTTGGATTTTGTATCTTCCATGCTTCAACAAGGTCAACATAAGGCTTAGTTACAGCTATTAAATCTAATCTATTGTCATATTGATTCTGAGCATTTCCTATCGATGATGCATCTAAAAGTGAGTTTGGATCAAGAATCCCTGTCCCTGGATCTACATTTCCTATATATATTTTGCCTGTTTGATTATCTACAGTTATTTTTTTTCCTCTTAAATCACCTAATGCAGCTATATGCTCATTCATGGCTGCATCTAATTTAGAACCAACAGGAGCCTTTCCATCTGGACCAACTTCTTGTCTTTTCAATGCTTCCTGTACTCTAGTATCAAACTGCTTCATGTTGTTAGCAAAAATAGTCCAATCATCCTTTACCTTATTCATTTTTGATTTATAGTCTCTAGCAGACAATAATCCAGCCTTAAGGTCTTTATTCCATTGCAACATTTTTTGTCTAGCATCATCAGCCCCAGAAAAAACCAAGTCATTAATTTGTTGTGTTTTCGACTTTTCAGCAGATGAAACCAATTCGTCATTTACTGTTTTTATATCATCAAGCTGTTGTTTTGCTAGTTCTCTATCTTGATAAGCCTGTGTTAATTCATCAGCAATATCACTTGTCATTTTCCCCCAATCTACTCTTGAGTTTGATGGTATGTATCCGAAATAATTGTTTTCTGTTGGCATAATTTTAAAAGATTATTTTCCCATCATCATTTTTGAAAATTGCTGTAATGCTGCAATTTGTTCAGGTGTCATACCTTGCATGTTAGTTTGCATTCCAGCTGATGGTTGCATTCCAGCTGGTGGTTGCACTGACCCTGGAAAGAACATTTGTTTATAGCTAGCGTATGGATTTTCAGTTTGATATGCACCCATAAGACCAGCAGCACCAGCAAGACTTCCCCCTATTCCTGTAATTGCAGCATCTCTTAATCCAGCTTGTTCAGCTCTTCTTTGTTGTGCTCCCATTGCTTCTGTAGTTCCAATCTTAAATTCTCTTTCAGCTGCTCTCTGACCTATAGCTGCTTCCTGTCCAGCCTGAGCCAAATCTCTTTGATACTCAGCCTGTTCTAAACCAGAAGCTATTTTTCTAGAAGCATCGGCAGATGCTCCCATTATATTTCCTAATCCTCCAATAACGCCTTCAGCACCAGCAGATTGAGCAGCTTGAAGTCCTCCAGCTGTTGCTCTGGCTAATGCTTCTTGCTGTAATTGAGCACCCATGGTAGGAACTTGTACTGCTTTATAGGGATTTACTTCTTTGATTTGCTTTAATTCGTTCATTGCTTTTTGTGATGCTTGTTCAGCACTTTTCATTCTCTTTTGAGCTTGAAAAGCTTGAACACCTTGTAGTCCAGCACCTAAAGCATATAATGCTAATTGTGGAATCATGATTATGGGTTTTACACAAATTTACTGAAAACTTTTGAATGTCGTTGTCGCTATAGAGAATAATTCAACTTCCTCTGTATCGCCATTCTCAAGTTCAATAGTCATGTAAAAACCTCTAACGCCATAACTCTCTGTCTGAGAATTTTTAGCAGATATAATAAAATCACTAGCAGTAGGATTAGCTCCATACGTAGTGTCTATAGTTATTGTTGTAGATGTAATATCTGTAACGTCACCTAAGAAGAATAAAGTGCCTGAACTGTTCTTATATAACTTGTCTCCAACACTAACAGCTGTAGTGTCTATATCAAAAGTAAATGTGAGTACACATGAGTTAGCAGTAGGAGTAGCAAAACTGTCTACCTGACCTATACCCTGTGTGGATAAAGCCTTGACCTCTACAGTATTATCTTGTCTCCTTATATATGCATACCATATATTTTCTTTCTCAACAAAATATGTATACGGAACATCAGCAAACTGTATATTGGTCTCTATGTCTGCCGACCAGGAGTAATTACTATTTAAAGAAAGAGCAGCAAACATCTTGTTTTCAGTCGGACTGTCATTAAATATAGTTTTTACTTTTGATGTATATTGTATGCCATAAAAATTATTTCTAGTATTATTTGTATTATGCCTCCACATACTACCATTACTAAAGCTATACAATACGTTATTCATTTCAACCATCCAGTCTGGTCTATAAGACCAAAATGAAGTCCAACCACCACTGTTTACTGAATATGTAATTGTTTTTTCTTCTACATCGCATTCAGATACATTTAATTTTAAAATATATTTATTGTCTATAATATCAAAGTCTCCTAGAGGACAACCTTGTGTTTCTATAGATCCTGAAATGCTACCAGCAACTTCAAAAAGCCAAATACCATTTGAATAAAATATATATGCTTGTTTACCATCTATTAAGTCCTCCCAATACCCATATCCATTTTTAACACCAGTAGACTGTATTTCTATGTTTCTTATAGCACTATCAGCCTTTGTAGCAGTAACATTTATACAGCTACATGTAGCATTATTTATTGGATAATCTACACAACTTGTTGATGCATTCGTTATTGTGCCTACATAACCACTAAGAGAATGATTCCAAGGAGGAGTACCTATATATGGAGGACATCCAGTGCCTCCAGTAACTTCAGCAATAGCATTTGATGAATCTCCAAGCACTGTAGATATATACCATCCACCAAAAATTGGATCATAATACAAATAGTAAGTAACCTTATTTATTTCTGAAAATAACTCGTCATCAACAGTTTGTAAGTCCCATTGAAAATAATTCTCGCTATTATATGTTCCTAATGCATTTGCATTATTAATTATTACCTCTTCAATATACCAGTTTGTTGTTAGTGTATTAAAGTCTACAACGTTCTCCCATTCACCAACACCAATACTTCCAGAAGGGATGTTTCCAACTAAATCATCAAAAGTAGCTAAGTAGACACCAGTATCACCAGGATTTAATCCCTGTTCTATCTTCCATTGTTGAGCTCCAGAATCATACCAGATAGTAGAAGGAGACCCTATAGAATAATAAAATCTAAACCAATCAAAACCAAGATAAGAACCTCTACTTAATAGTTGTACCGTTTTTTGAGCATCACTCCCTATCTGAAAAGTAACTTCATACTTCCTGACCGTTTGTTGTATTTGAATGCAATCACACATATTATCTTTCTTGAGTTAAGGTAAATTGTTCTTCTAAACCATCACAGTACGTCACTGTTATTATAGCTACTCTATCCATTGCTGTTGAATTTGTCGATACACTTCCATATATCTCTTGATTACCATAACCAGAAGTAGTATTTAAGAATACCCATGTATCAGCAGGATCTTTAGATACAGTCCATGATGTGTTAGATGTTATAGTAAAAAATAGTGCTCCTACTGATGAGCTGGGAAGTTTTATAGATCTAGGTCTTATAGATAAACTACATGGGAATACTGACTGGTCATTAAACGCTAATATATACACATTATCATGTGGATCGTAGCATCCTAACTTTTGAGTGTTAGGATTGTCACGCATAACATCTCTAAAGTATGACCGCATACCTTTATCAGATATCTCAGTAACAACATCACCGTCCATCTGCAATACAGCACCTCTTCTAGCATCTGTAAAGAATAGTGACGTTGAGTACTTACCAAAGCTCTCAGGATTATTACTAATACCATACTCCGATGGATGTGCAGTCTGATTACCCAATACCTCTGGAATTGAAGATACAGTGCCACCACCTACAGCATCAACTAACAAGTTTTTGCCATATAGTACTTTTGTTATCTTGTCCTGATGTAATACCAATAGATCAGTATCTCTAGCGTACAGCTTTTGTATAGGGCCATACTTTATGTCTAAGTTCTTGAAGTTAGCTTGAGATAGGTTGAACTCATTTAAGTTGTTAACGGAAGTACTGCCGACATATAGACCGCTATACGCTAACGATGTTTCTTTTGTTTGTTCTTTATAATCTTCTATCGTAGATGTTACCCTTTGAGAGTATTTCATCTGTGGATTTAAAAACCCATCTAATATCCTGTTTGACTCAACGCCATTACCAAATGCAAAGGCATTAAAGTCTGAGTTTTGAGAGGTTATGTGGTTGATCTCTAGGATGCAAGGATTACCGATTGATTGGTCTTGCTCGTAGTCTTGATAGAACACTTTACCTGGTGTAGTTGCGCCAGACACAAAAGGCCAGTCTATTTCTATAGTATATTCGTCTAAAACACTTATTATATTGTAGTAACCAGTTGGAGGACCTACTGTCGGTGAACCAGGATTTTCAACATATATTGTTTCACCTACATTAAATGAGTGTTTTTTATCTGTCAATACATTTGGAGTAGTAGGGTTTAATGGTCCTAGATAAGTATAAAATCCTCCTGGTGTAAAGTCTGCATATTCCCAAGATATTTTGTGCTGACCGTTCTCTATTTCGTATGTATGACTAAGCTCATGATAAATCTCTAGATTAGCATCATCAGGTACAGTCTCTGCTGATAGTTTGTTGTTGCTTTCTGTTTGGGTTATTGTTAGCTCTGCTTTTATTTCATTTCTTCCTGACGGATCACCATAGCCCCTTATACACATAAATAAATCCTGAGCACCAGAAAATGGTGACGTTGCTTGAGTTATAACATTTGTTGGATCATTAGATCCAGATCCATCAGCATCAGGAGTAGAATAATTTGTGCCATGTCTAAAAGTTATTCCCTTAGACGGATCAGTTAAAGAAGTACTTGTTCCAGTGCCGTCATATTGATCCCATTGAATACGCCCTTCATTGTACCACCACTCCTCTAAATTAACGTAATATTTTGTTGACGGAGTAAATGTATTTGTTATAGCATCATTAGTAGCAAATTGAGCACCGTCATTTAATATCTTTATTTCTATTTGTGCTCCTTGATATATTGGACTATTAAAGTTCAGTAAGCAATGTCCTCCATAAACAATCCCACTACCACCTCCAGCTCTACTACTAAAAGGTATTACATTACTAATTCCATAAGTACCAAGAAAATTTGTTGGATCAAATGGTGTACCTGCAAATAAAGAAGAAAGACCGCTTTGACGTCCTCTAACATTGAATACAAATCTATCACCTATATTATACTGTATTGTAGGATTGTTACCATCTGTATCAAAAACAATATTAAAATCAGTTTCAGTGTCACCAGATCCCTCAAGTATGTTGTAAGTCAAGCCAGATGGAATCGTATCAGTAGTCCATGAAGTTAATGTTATGTCACTTGTCCATCTAAATGTTGTAGCAGTAAGTATTTCAACAACTATCCTTCTATCTGTTTTTGAGAAAAAAGGTGAAGTAAAGTTAGACTGTATAGATGGATATGGTAAAGGTAGTGAGTTATCACCTGTTATTGAATAATAAACAGGATATTGATTTACATCACTAAATCCACCCCCTAAAGTTCCACCTTGTATTGGATTTGGAGTTTCAGATGTTGTTATACCTGCCGCTGGCCCTCTACCTGTTGAAGCATTGTATGCAGTATAAGAAAAACCTTCATCAAGAAATGAATCGCCACCTTGTCTTTTTACTTTAAAATATAGTCCTTCTGGTGCTCCAGCAACAAAGTCATCTCCTTTTACTTCTAACTCTAATACCTTATATTTATTGGTTGAGTATGTAGCAGCCGTATTGCTAGATTTAAATATGATATATTTGCCTATAGCAACTTTATCTCTGTCAGCTTCATTTATTTTGAAATATCTAAAGTTACCATCTAAAACAAAGTTTAATGGATATATTGTATAGTACTCACCAGTAGGTTGTTTTATTGCTATTCTAAAATTAGTAGCCCACTCAGGAGCTTCGTTGTTTATAGTTAGCTTAAATGTATTTGCCTGGTCAGAGACAGATGGCGGCACATATATAGCATTGTTTTCAGATGTCAATACAGTGGTCATTCTACCATACTCATCTGTATATATAATACCTAATTCATAATCTCTGTCTGACCTAAAGGTCTTTGTACCAATATTTGGTACTGTTATCGGGTATGACACTAAGTCAACAGTCATGTCAATCGATATGTCGTCTCCATTAGCATCTATAATATCTCTAAACTGCGTATAGTTTCCATACACTATTCTATTTCCGATAAGCTCTTGTGCCTTAGCTTTTAATGGTACGTTATCAAATAATCTGTTTATCTGAGACACATCAATAGCTGTATACACCTTGTTATTTGAGAATGTTATACTCTGTGTGTCATCGTCATTCCATCCTAACTCACTTTTGTTGTATGAGTCTATCAGGTATGTTGTAGTTCCAAATGTATCGTAAAAAACAACTTGTATTTCTTCAACATATTCATTGCCAGTATTAAACGATATCTCCACCTGATTATAGGTGTTCTCCATACCGATATTGTCACCAGTCTCATAATCGTATCCAAATGTTTTAGCCTGAAAAGCTACAGCTGAAAATGGAGACATAGAGCTATATTGACTATCTACATACTTATATCTATATGCAAAATACACAAATTTATCCTCAAGATTTGTTGATGCTTCATCAGCAGTATTTACAGACATCTCTATCTTTGGAGAGTCTAGTGGTGGTCTTAATATAACATTAGTATCAATATCAATGTTAGGATCATCATTTACCCACGCTCTTGCTCTTGCTATATTGATTCTCTTAGGTGGATTCAGATTGTCAGTCCAAAATAAATATGGACCTAAATCTCTGGATGCAGGTATGTAGTTTATACCTGTTACAGCATATATCTTATTGAAGTTCAATTGGCCAGTGGTACTCAGTAATATCTTACTTGTAACACCACTGATCTCATTATACTCAAATATAGCATCAAAGTTATCACTTGTAACAAGCCAATATATTAAATTCTCTGGTTCATACGATACAGCACCTATAGCTCTAGCATTTGAAACTGTTAGCCCTGTTACAGTGGCTATATCTGATATTAAAGAGTTTCCTTTTGAATTTTGAATAGACCCTATATTAGATCCCTCAGCACTATCTAAAGTTATATTTAATGCATCTAAATACTGACCATTGGGGAGCAGTTTCTCCTCAAGGTCTTTATTCATTTTGCCATTAACAAATGTTCTTTTTAGATTAATCATTTTATCTGCTTATCTTTACCTCTTAATGACATCAGCAATCTAGCTGGATGTAAATTACTCATCCTTATTTTTGCGTTTCTAAGAGTAGCTGTTTTTTCTCTTCGTACTCTATTTACGATGTACTCTTGAACGCCATATTTATTGTTAAGTAATGCCCATTTAATATAAGCGTAAAGATATTCTTCTGCAAGCTTGTTGATTGTGATAAGAGAGTCATCACCATTCTCCATTCCGTCAGATATATATTCAAACACAATTGTTTTGTTCTCTACGCCTGTAGAAAAATCAATTACACCAGCAGCTTTATTTATATGAAACTTTGGGTTTACGTTTGCCTCTTCAGTATTTAAACCAAACCTTTTACCGAAGTTATATCCAAAATACCAATCGCCATCCCAATAATAACCATATTGTCCTTGATATGGACCCATTCCAGTATATAACTGTTTGTCTTGCCTTAATATATCAAGTCTTGATGTGCCAGTGACAATCTCTCCATTAACATCAAATACAATATCAAGATTATTATCTTGCAAGTAAGATGTCGCTGACATTGGAGTTCTATTCTCAACAAGTGGAAATAATACCCCATTATTTAACATTGATATACGTACATAGTTAACATAGTCTGGAGGCATAATCATTTTTAAATCATCACCTAATTCAAACTCTATAACTTTTATATTTCTTAAAGCATCATAATTAAGCTCTTGTACAGCTCTTTTAGCATGGAATAAAACATTGTATCGATCAACATTATTAACAAGCTTATCGTTACCTACATACATAAGCATAAAGTTGTTCACTATGTCAGCTAAACTAACATACTGATAAGAACCCCAATTAGAATCTGTAGGTATTATTCCATTATTTGTATAGTATTGATAATTAGTTATATATCCCATCTGTTATTGTTTTTGCTGAGTATCTTGTATCTCCTGAGTCTTTGCAATTTGAACAATATCTTGCTCCCTTATAGAAACACCACAATACCCTAGAATCTTTACAACTAACATTGTAAACTCATCTCCAGACACTTCAAAGTCTTGATAGTCAAGAGCTGATGGATTAAATAATGGATCTGAATCTCCAGGCCCCATAGCTACATATGTCCATTTAGGGTCTGCTGGGAATCTTAAATAAGATGCAGATATATCTGTAGTTATTATATTAGGATATACAATAAGTCCAATCTCATCATATGTGTATGATGGATAAGATACTGTAGGAGCTGTAAGATTTGAATTTAATAAGTTTAGTATTTTTTTATGTGATACTTTTTCAACCTCTACTGTATTAAGATATACAAGCTTATCTAAAAGATACATATTTGCTGGTGTAGTAAAATGATTCCCAGAATATGTTAATGCAGCTGTAGTATAAAATATATCCATACCTTCAGCTATTCTTTTAGGAACATCCGTATACCCTTCTCCGTATGCTCTACCAATTCTCTTAAGATAGGCGTTTGAATACTGCTGCATATAGTTCTCAAAGATTTCTCTTTGTGCTTGCTTGGCAAACAAATTGAACTCGAATGGTGTTATGTATCCTCTATTGTCCTTGCTTAATATAGATAGAACGGTATTTCTAACTTCATTGATCATGGAGTGTCTTTTTACAAAGATAAATAAAAAAAGGCACTTCAATTAAAAAGTGCCCTTCTTTAAATACTTAGGTAAATGTATTAAGCGTTAGCTATTCCACTAACTGCTACATTTAAGCTAACTTCAACTGGAGCAACGTCTGTCCAAGGCTTAATTAAAGCAGATAACATTGCATCTTGAATAGCTAATAATACACTAAAAGCAGTATCAGCTGCATGAGTTATAGTTGTAACTGTACCATCAGCATAATGAATAGTAGTAGCTGTAGCTGTAGCTGAAGCTTCATCTACTAATTTTACACCAGAAACAGAAACTAATTGGTCTCCTAAACCTGTAACTGAAATTTTGATAAACTTTTCCATTGTTAAAAAATTTAATGGGTTAATAATACCACAAAGATACTATTTTTCTTCCATCTGTTCTTGAAGATATTTGTATAGCTCAAGACCGTCTTTTGATTGTAGATAAGAAGCAAGTACATGAATATGATCTTTTCCAAATGGAACAGTCAATAATCTTTTCTTATTTTCTTTAAAGTTGTAATGAATGTCTTTACCTGCTCTAAACGTAAAATAACCATCTGATATTGCTCTAGCAGCTATATTGTTTACTTTTAATAAAGGATCTGATGCTGCCTCCATAAAATCAACAGGATATCTTTTAGCATATAACAACATATCTCTTTTTATCTCAGAAGATTTCATTGTAGATACATCTCTAGATAACACCAATCTAGCAATAGCTTCTAAGGTTGTAACATCAAGCTCTCTAGCCATCATTAATGCATCTATCTCAAAGTTTATCATATCAACATCTTCTTGAGCATCTTTCTCATTATCAAACTCATAAAACTCACTTCCATTTCCTGGATGATAGTGCATAAATAATTGTAAACCAGGATTTGTTTTTGGTACTCTTAATACACCATCTTCAAAAACAACTGGCTCTAGTATTACATTTTTATCTTGATCCTCTTGAAATGGTGTGTTAGAATTTCTTGCGTAACGCAAAGGATGATTTGTGTTTGTTTCTTCATTGAAATACAACAACCTTCTTCTCGGTGTATCTCTAGATGCTAAGAAATAGCTTAGAGGTGATTTTTCTCCTTTTAATAGATAGGTTCTATCTTTTGGTTCTAGCTTCGCTAGTTTTACTTTTGTTTCCATTTTATATAATTTAATTTTTAAAAAAATAAAGAGGGAGACGAATCTCCCTCTCGTTATTTGTCATTATCCGTTAAAGATCATGAAGTTGTTTGCACCCATTGTACAAAGTGCTCTTTCAGACAAGAAGTTAACTTGCATTGCATCCAAGTCGCTAGTCATTGCACCACCAGCTCCACCTGTCATCCAAGTTTTATATCTTCTGTTTTCAGTCTCAGAAGCTCGGTAACGAACATGTAAGAATGGTCGTCTAGCGTTCTTACCAAGAATTTGATCGTAAACACTCATTGTACCAGCAGGAACAAGGATACCATTAACAGCACCACCAACTAAACCTCCTCGAAGAGTTGCATCATTCAAGTATTTCCAGTCAGTTTTGTAGAACTCATATCCTCTTTTAAATCCTGCAAATCCAAGATTTAATGCCATTTGCTCATCGTTATCAAATAAACCATATGAAGTACCACCAGCACCGTAAGAGTTTTGAGCAGCCAACATATCATCGATATCGAAAGAGAATTGACGATTCAAGAACAATACGTTCTCAGCGATAGCTCCTTGCTTATCTAATCTTTGTACGATAGTATCAAAATCAGACAAAGCAGATGGATTACCACCAGACCATACGTTACCTCTATTTTCGATTTCATTGAATAATCCCTTAGTACCAGCCGCAGTTGATCCAGCAGTTGATCCTGGAGCTGCTGAAGAAGCTGGCGATAAATAACTCAATGCTCCAGATGATCCTTCAGCAGGAACTCCTTCCACCATAGCCATTTCTAAGTAATCTTCAAATCGTAAACGAGTCTCATGCTCAGACTTCATATACCAAAGGTATCCTGTAGCACCGTTTTCAGTTGTCACTTCAACCCATCCAACTTGAGCCATTTCAGATCCTGAAACTTGATAAGTATCTTTAATGATAATTGGTTTAACATCAAAGATTTCATCCTCAGCCTCTAAAGACCCATCCATTCCATTAGTTCCTTTTGAGAACTCAGATCCATAAACAAATGCAGTAACTCCAGTTGTACTTCCACTAAAAGGTGAAGAACCGTAATTTTCATAGTATGCTACTGTAAATGTTGAGCTTGTTACAGCCACAATTACACCTTTAGCAGACTCTGAAGCAACTTGCTCTGAAGATAAAAATACAGTTTGATTTACTCGGAAGTTACAAGTACCTGAAGCTAAAGTAAATACTTGCTGACCAGCAGCAGGTGTTCCTAAAGAACCAAATGTTAGTGCAGTATACTTTGTATGCAATCTTCCTTGCTCTGCCCATTTGATAAGGTCAGAGTTACTAGGGATTTCTGCGCCAACCATTCGCAAGAATGATGCGATTGATCGGTTCCCATAACGCTCAAATTCAGCTTCATATGTATCAGGTAAATACTGATTCAAAAAGTCAAAATTTGTAATATAATTCGTAGGCAATGTTGCCTTGACGGAGCTAGGAGTAATCGATACCCCAGGACTCGCCTGTAATGATCCAGCCATTTTTAACTATTTTTAAAAGGTTTTTTAATTACTAATCTACTACTGCGATTCTCATCTATAACCCTTATGCCTGGCCCTTCCTTCGGTGTTGGTGTTGGAGCCTGTCTAGTCATATTTATATTTTTAGACTGTTTAGACACATCACCTACCGCATCCGATTTTCCTTTATCATAAAAGTACTTAGCGAACTTGTCTGGGTTCATAGCAACGGACATAGCTTTATGAAAAGACTCAGCATCTTTTAAGTATCCATCTTGGTCAATATACTTCGATAAGAAGTTCATAACGCTAGATTGATCCTTTTTTAGAGTGTCTACATCACTTGGTCTGTATAACAACTTGTTGTTTTCTTCGACATTGAATCCGAAACCTTCGAATTTATCGTTAAACAATTCATTTGTTTTTTCAGAAAAGTAATTAGATCTCTTCTTTTGCTCCTCTTCATATTGAGCCTCGCTTTCTTTTTGCTTCCTGTAAGCTTCATAAGCATCCCTTTCTTCCTTTGGAACAACTGACTCCCTTGACTCAAGTGGAACCTTATATTGTTCTTTCTGGTCGTTAAAATACTTCTTAGCTTTAGCAAGCTCTTTTTTCTTCGCTACTTGCTTCTTTTTAATATCTTTTTCATCATCAAAATCTGAATCATAAGCAAACTTTGAATCTAATTCAAATCTTAAGTCATCATCATCTAACTCTGAATTTTGATCTTTATAGTAGTCAAGCAACAAAGCATCTTGGTCCATATTATCATAGTCTTTACTTAATCTCATAAAGTCATTGATATTACGACCTGTCTCTTTTTTGTACTTCAAGAAGGCAGCTACATCTTCAGGTAGTTCTTCATTTTTTTCTCTCTGTTCGAACAACTCATCTAATGAGTTTATCTCCTTGTTGTACCTATTCTTAATATGTGAAAGAACGTGTTCGTCATTTATTTCTGGAGTACTTATCTTCGGTTCTTCTGAAACAACAGTTTCTTCTGTAACCGTTTTACCCTCATCTCCTTCTGAAGTGACCTCTTTAGTAGGTTCAGCTCCAGTTTGTTTTTCTTCGTGCTCCTTAATTAATTTTTCTTCAATCTCAGCTTTTGACTTTTCTTCAAAATCAACAGCCTTTACTGTTATTTTATTTTCCATTAGATTATATTTTAATTACAAAGTTAATAATTTTTTATATTCTTTATCTAGGCTCAAACTCCTCTAAAGAAAAACCATCCAGACTATCTTCATTACTCTCAAAATTCATTGGAGGAAGATTGTTCTTTCTTTGGTTAATTAAGTCTGACTGCCTACTAGCCTGCAAATCTACTCTTCTGTCTTTAGCTTTTTCTTTTTCATCTTCTCTATTTTTTAGAGATTTAGCTTGTGCCTGGTTAAGAGTCATGTTGTATTGGAACTCTTGATCCATCAATTGACGTTTAAGATCAGCTTCTGCTTGCATTTGCTGAACAGCAAATTGCATCTCAGCTTGTCGTATCTGTATTTTTGATTGAGTTTCCATTTGAACAAGTTGAGCTTTAGATTCGGCAGCAGCTTGCTGAGATTGTATATTACTCTGCATTTGCATTCTGAACTCCATCTCTTTCTGTTTCTTCTGATCCTCAATTCTTTTCTTACGCTTAACTTTTAACAGCTCATTAGCAAGCTTGATATTATTAACCATTCGGATATCAATAGCATCTTCCAAATCAATGGTTTGTTGCTGAAGTGCGATTTGTATATTCGCTTCAAGGCGTTGTCTTTCTTCTTCATCAGGCTCTAGCTCTATAAAAATTCCAAAATCGTGCAAATACAAATCTTTTATGTCATTTAGTATTTCAACATTATACTTTCCAATCTGCATGGCAAATTCTTCAGCAAAATCTGCATATTCTAATATATCAGCAACTCTCAAAGATATACACTCTGCCATTCTCTTTGTTACATTAAGACCACCTCTAAGGATATGTCTAGTTGCTGTATTGCTATTTAATGCCGCTAACTTTTGTACACCTACTAAAGCATCAGGATCTGGAGTAGAGGCATCTCTAGCTTCATTTATACCTGTTACATTTCTTATCATATTAAGATTATAGTTGTATACGTTTATTAACGCACTCATCTTAGCCTGACCGTTGTTTGTGTTTAGTTCCTGTATAGGTATTCTAGCATTATTAAATTCACCATCTTGAGTGTAGCTCCTACCAATAATACTACCAGTTTGAAAGTATAACTTTAATGCATCCTCTGGATTGTATGCTGCTCCTGTTCCAAGATCAACTTCATTAATTCCATCAGCATCTATAAATACACCGTCAGGAACAACTCTAGCCATTACCTGCTGAAGTTTTAAGTGTGTCAGTTGTATCTGGTCAGCAAAGGGTATCATTCTTCGAACTAAAGACTCTATATTGCCTTTATACATTCTAGGTGAATATGCTATATAGTTTGGTAGAGCTTTTTGAGTAGCAGACTTAGGTCTCACCATGTTTTCCATCATTTGCCACTGAATCATTATGTTTGTTCCAGCAACAAGGATACCTTCATACCATGTATCCCTAACAGCCTCTATTCTTTCAAACATCATGCCTTCTTCCATAGGAGGATTGAAGTTTTCATCTTTTTGAATAACCCTTTCTCCTCCGTTTTCAAGTAGTTTCTTTTTCCAAACAAAACGCATATCCGTTTTATAGTTGAAATATAATAATGTAACTACCTCATTTAAAAACGCATCGTCTTGATATTGTCTTATTATAGGAAAATGATCGTACCATGCAGAACTTGAATTTTTGATTTCTTGAAGTTCCTCTTTAGTTAGATTTGGATTTATCTTTAAGAGCTCTGTATAATGAACCTGTTTTACTTCTCCAAAATAATAACAATCAGAAAAATCATTTTTCTCTGTATAACTATGAATCCAATTTGCTGGATCAACATATTCTATTTTTACACCATCATTAGATAAAAAAGTATGCCTAAGAACTCCAACGCCTAATGTTGTCATGTCATAGTCAAACAACCTTTTTGTTTCTATATAGTCATTCATCTTAAATATAGTATCTATAGCTACTTCCTCAGCTATCTCTATAGATGGTTTATATTTAAGTTGCATGTATAATGATAGTTCTTGCTCATCTTCAGGTAAATCGTCTGGATTTACATTGTATGCATCGATACCGTATTGTTCTTTTGTGAGCTCCAAAAAATCTTTAGCAATCATATCAGCTTCTATCATGTCTTGGAATAGACTTTTCTTTTCTGCGGACATTACATCTTGAGCTTCAGCTTTTACCTTAAACAAACGGTCATTCATACCGTTAACGACAATATCTACGAATTTAGGAATAATAGGTACAGGAGTCCAGTCAAGATTTAGCATTGACATATCGCCATTAATAGCTAATTCATTTTTATATTTTTGAACAGGCTGTTCACCTCTAGCATAAAGTCTTAGTCGGTGGTACTCTCCCCACTGGTCATAAAACCTACATGTATTGTTTTTCCTCTTGAACCATTCACCCTCTATGGCCTTTCCAACACTACGCCCATATTCCATTGTAAGCTTCTGCTCGTCAGGAACAAGGGCATTAGGAAACTGTCCTGGGTAAATTACTACTGACGGTTTACTTTGCATTATTTAATTATTTGGCTCCTATTACCACTATTGTCGTATCTTACAAATTTAATACTTATTTTTGATTCTTTAACTTCAGGGGTAAACATATATCTTTTTATAGCCATTAACGCAAGTCCAGAACTTATTGTAGCATCATGTTTTGTTCTATTACTTATATCAAACCTAGCCCAATCTTCAAGAGTTCTACTAAAATACATTGACCCTATAACATCAGGATCTCTATATGTGCCTTCAACATCAAACCCAACATGCTCTTCTATATATGTATTTATAACAGAAGCATGAGCTTGTCTGACATCTTCGGATGAATTTGGTATTCCTCCTATCTCTATTTCTGTTTTTGATAATCTATTTTTATGTTTGTCAGGTCTATTCATTGAATATCCTCTATATCCTCTATTTTTAAAATGATATAAAAGTCTAGCTTTGTTATTCTCTGCAAGTATTGGCATGCCATAAAACACACATGCCATTAGAACATCTTCAAAAAATATCTCTGCTGTCTGCGGTCTTGCTATATATTCAAGAAAGAACTCATTCGTTGGAGCTTCTTCCATATGAAACGAAGTAACGCCATGCAAAGCACCATTAGAGCCTCCACCACCAACGACACCAGAAATATCATAAGGGTCACATCCAAAAGCTCCCAACGCTTCATTTCCTGGATAAAACTTTCCATTTCTATTTATTTTTTTATTTCTTAGCCTTTTGTCAGGTATCCAAGATACAAGAAATCTTCCTTTTGGATCTGGTGTCCAAATAACCTCTGTATCTTTCTCTCCATTCTTCCAGTGAAAATAACCTCTTGTTAATACCTTTTCTTTTATTAGAGAGTCATTATAATCTATTTGCTGGTATATCTTAGTCAAATTAAACAAAGATCGCTTAGACTCATCTCTAAATGCATGAGACTCTGTTCTTGGATATTGTCTATAAAATTCGTTTAAAGCATCAGCATCAGATTTTAAGGCTTCTACCTCATTTTTCCACCAAGTTATAACACCTTGAGTTATCATTTCTCCATCAATACCCTTAACTGGTTTAGATGGATCCTCAAATACTGGATGGCCATACTCGTCTATATACCCTTCAACATTCCATTCCATAGGAATAAATAAAGAATATAAACCACTTTTAGTTTGTCCATTTGCAGATCTTTTTTCAGGCAGACTATCGTTATATAAATCTTTAAAGTTCTGCCCTCCTTTGGGTAATGCATTTGATGTTGAACCCATCATACATTTTCCAACAACCCTAGCACCTAACCGTAGACATGTCTTTGTTACTCTCCAGTTGTTTAATATATTTTCAGGCTTCTCCCACTTACCACTTTCATCGTGTACTAATAACAATAGCTTCTCTCCATCATAACTATTGTCAGCTGTGTTCTTCCAGTCAATAGTAGTGTCAAGTCCTTGTATATCATCAGTCTTTTCTTCATCCATATTCCTCCTAGTGATCTTACTAGCTGGAACCCTAAATGCCAACTCAGTCTTTGGGTTATCCATACCGTCCTGTATAGGCTTAAAAAAGAATGGATAATTCCTGACTATAGGCACAACCTTATCGGTAAACATCTTTTTAGCATCACTACCAGTCTTTGATAGTATACCTATCCTGGAGTCTCTAACAATAGTACCAGTGTTACATGCCTCAGATGAAGCCATGAATGAAAAACCAGAACGCCTGTTCTTTAGGTAACACATTCCAAACGCTCTTTTGTCAGCCTTACATGCCTCCCAATATATATAGAAAATTCTATTTGATTCTCTAAATTCAGGTAGTCCTATATCTATTTTGGTCCATTGCAAATAAACATAATGAGCACCTGTCATATATGTTGGTTTACCATTATTCATAAACCAATGTCCACCATCCCTTCTGTCAAACTCTCTTTCTATGAGATCAACATATTTTGACTTAAACTCATTATCTTTCCTGTTCCAATCAAATACTGTTTTAAGTTTTTTTAACTCTTGAGGATATTCTTCTGGCAACCATTTGTTTTGTTTGTCGTCTATATTGCTAGGCGTTAACGGTAGAGCTATTTTAACATTATTTATATTATATATTTCGCCAATAGTACCGTCTTTAGATATTACAACAATATCATATTTCTCATCATACCCATACTCCCATTTTTTGTTATTGTTTCTATATGTTAATGCCTGTATAGGTACATGATTTTCAACGATATTGTATAGACTATTTTCCACCTTTAGCTCTTCCTTCTGCAAAACCTTTATTTCCAATAGTCACCTCAACAGCTGGTTTCTGTTCATTCTCTTCTTGCTCAATCTTTTGAAGCATAGATAATGCATCTTCAAAAGCTAATCTCTTAGCTGAAGCAGCATTCTTTAATTTATCAGCTGTCACATCTGCCTCCATATGTGTTATTATAGGCTCTTTTAGCACTTTTATAAGTTCATCTATAGCAACTTTTGCAGCTTCAAGTATTTCTATTTTTTTAGACATATGTTCCTGTTATACATTCTATATAAAATCTCATTGTTTATATTGAACTCATATTCACTATCTGGAGTAAACGAAATAAGATCACCCTCAGATGTCTCTGGCAGATCTTTATTACTAAAGACCAGCTCCCCCCAAAGCTCTTCTAGTCCCGATGTCGAACTGAACATTTTATCTTCAGAGGGGATGGGTCTTACAAAACAATATGGAGAAGGAGCTTCCCATAATTTATTATCACTTGAATATAAATATATTTGTTCCTTCTCTACAATAAAAAAGTCATCCATTAAATGATGCCAACTGCTCTTTAATCTTCCCTTCATGTCATAGTAAAACTTAAATACATTATGATGAACAACAACACTATCGCCAGCCTTTATTGGACCATCATAATATATAGGTGTAGACACAACAGTAGCAAATCTGTTAGATATCTTATGATCTTCCTGAGAAGAGCTTATGATAAATTCCTTACCCTCGTAATTTCTTATGTTATCATATCTCCTCCCATCAGCAGCTTTTATTATAAAGCAGTATGGGGACTTCATTTAAAAATCTATTTTATATTCAAGAGATACAGGCATAGATATAGAGAAGTTCTTCCAGCAAACAATCTCGTCATCCTTCTTTATCCACACCTGATAACCATCAGAATTTACTTTTATGTCATGTATAACATACTGTTTATTTAAGACAGGCTGTCCAACAGTATAGTTCATACAGTTCATATAGTCTGGACCGACAGCTATCTTTCTAATTATATTCACCTGTTGCTAGATTAATATTGTTTGCCTTATACTTCTCTTGTATTTCAGACTGAAGTTTAGATAAGTCGTGTGCGGCAATTTCAAGATTTGTTAGTGTAGTGGTCTTTTGACTTTTTAATCGCTCGAATGTCATTTCTATATCAGCGATTTCGAATTTTAAGTCTCTATACCTTCTGTTTGACTCGACAAGTTTATCGAGATCTTTTTGATCTAATTTATTCATTTTATTTTATTTTTAATTACAAATATACAGTTTTTTAAGGTACGTCTGTTACTTCAAATTGAGTAGGCTCTCCTATTCTGCATTATCACTTGACCTCCTTACCCTTATTGAATTACCTGTATAATCTGTTCTTAATTTACGCAAAGAATAAGCTACTGCGGCATTTGGATAATCGTCTAAAAGTAAATTAACTCCTCCGCTTAGTTGTAATATAGATCTATAGTGATCACTCATTATCCAGCAACTATCCAGTATTCAACTCTTGATCCACCACACCACTCGGCATATATTATGTTTAATGCTGAAGTTGTGTACGTGCCAGATCCTATTAAAACCCATCCAGCTGGTACAGCTGGGGCAGAGCCGTCATTA